GTCGCCATTACAGCAGCCGATATCAAGTATACGAACGAAGACAGCGCTATTGCCGACCTGTCGGTGACATACCGCCTGACACGCCGCCGCACTATGCAGGGCGACGAGGTGGCAAGGGCGCTGCGTGTGTTTGACAGCACTTTTGACGAGACTTATGAGTAGCCGCCCGACACAATGCCTGCATTGGCGCGATGCCATAGCCTTGCTGGAAAGCCGCCGGCCGGTGACGCTCCGTGTTTGGAAGATGTCCACCGGGGACATCATCACCTACCGCGACGTGGTGTGCTGCGGTAGCCACTGGCGTGGCGGCACACACCGCATCAAGCTGCCTGACAGCAACCTCATACGCGAATTTAGAGACATAACACTTTTTGAAATAAATGGATACGAAGTTATCAGATAACCGCTCCGCAGTCGCGGACGCAATCCCCAGCGAGATATACAATGTCGCCGTGCCTATGGCGGCGGCATCGGACATCGATGTCGTTGACTCGGCCTCGGTTTTTGACGAGGATGCCGCCGATATTGTCGGCCGGCAGGTTCCCGGATATCCGGGATATACATATATGCCGTTCGGCGGCGACAACCTGCTGCCGTTCCACCTTATCCGCACCATCGGCGGAGACGAGGTACTGAGCCAAAATCTATATTTCAACATCCTGACGGCCTATGGCAACGGCATCCAATATGCCGACAAGCTGACCGGCCAACCGACAGCCAATCCCAACATCGAGCACTGGATGATGCACAATTCGATGCGCGAGTTCTTCCTCGAACAATGCACCGACCTCAAGTACTTCTACTTCGCCGTTGCTGTGGTCATTCTTGACCGCGAGGGCAAGCGTATTGTCCAGCTGCGACATAAGGACGCGTGCTATTGCCGCTTCGAGAAAGCTGATAGCCATGGGCGTATCAACCACATATTCTACGCCAATTGGCGCAAGAACGGCGGGCTGTCGCGTAAGGATGTCGAGATGATTACCCTGCTGGACGAGCGCGACCCGTTGGGACATCTTGAGACGCTACTCGGCCGAGCACCCGGGCGTGACGGGTTGGTCAAGGTCCGCACGACAGCACGCAAATTTGCGGTGGTGATGCGCGTGCCGACGCCGGGCCAGCGATACTACCCTATCCCCTATTATACTGCTCTGTTCCGCGGCGATTGGTTTGACCTAAAACGACTGATCGGGAAAGCGAAAAAAGCGAAGATACGCAATAGCTCGTCCGTCAAGTACCAAGTGGAGATACACAAGGATTATTGGCCATCGTTACTCGCTGCCGAGCAAATCATTGACCCGGTGGCGCAGAAAGAACGCATCAAGAAGGAAAAGGAGAATATCAAGAACTTCGTCTGCGGCATCGAGAATAGCGGCAAGGTGTGGATTACCGGCTACTATATCGACAGCTATGGTAAGGAACAGCGTATGGTACGCATCAACGTTGTGGACACCGGCAAGGAAGGCGGCGACTGGGCGGACGACATCCAGGAAACATCCAATATGCTCTGCTACGGCACCAACGTTCACCCGAACCTTGTCGGCGCTGTGCCGGGCAAGAGCCAAAGCAACAACAGCGGTTCGGACAAACGCGAATTGTTCACGCTCAAACAGGCTCTCGAAGCATCGACACATGACGTACTGGCCAAAGTACACGAACTGGTAATCTACTTCAACGGATGGCAGGACATTGTCAAGCCACAGGTGCCTATAGTGCTGCTGACGACATTGGACCAAAATACCGACGCGATCAAACGTCTCCGCGACGGGTCAATACAAGATGCCGACAACTAAGATTATACAGATATGGAAATAACCTATAACGACTTTGTTCGCGTAGTCCCGTCCGCAATGATGCCGGACGAGACATTATTTTCCGCAATGCAAGGATTCGTTGACGACTCATGTCGTCGCGTACGACAATTCCTTGGGGCAGAGCTCTACGACAGCATCAGCGCCGTGGATCCTAACCTGACTGTACTTGAAACAGACCGAGAAGGGACACTCGCACAAGCGTGCGTACGATACATCTGCGCTCGTGCTTATTATGAGGCATCGGCGCACCTTGATCTCGTACTCACAGCCACCGGCTTCGGCGTAGTCAATAACGACAATGTCGTACCGGCCTCTGCCGACCGCGTCAAGGCGCTGCGTGACCGCCTCTCACGGCAGATGTCCGATTACTATGACGAAATCAAAGCCGCAGCCCGATACTTCGATACATGGACGACACCGGCGAACATACGCATATACTTTGCATCCTTGTTTTGGTGCGCGCGACATCTCCGCAGACTCGGTATTGCAGAGCCTACGCAAGGCGATCTTATAGAGCGACGTCCGGCAATTATGTCCGCCGAAGCAAAGCTCCGCGCATTGATTTCATCCGAATTGTTCGCCGCGCTATGCAAGGCCGAAGCAACAGCATCTACAACAGAGGTCGAAGCCGAAGCCATAGATCTCTGCCGAGACTATATTGCAGACATCGTATGCTCGCAACCTCATGCAGACATCGTTGTTGTTCGAGACCGACTATTGGCGCATCTCGAAGCCAATATCTCAGATTTTCCGGCCTATGCCGCGTCGGCAAACTACAAGGCTAACCATTTCGACAATTATCAAAACGAGAAAGATGATACGTGCTACTTTTTCGGCTGACGAAAACACCATATATGTCCGGCTGCCTAAGTCGTGGGCCGAGTTGGACGATACCGAGTTGCGACTGATTTATCAAGCTATGTCCACGGTATCGGAAGATGCGCTGCCATACACACTATTCCGCATTCTTGCCGGAGTACGGCAGACGCGCGAAGGCATCGTTCCCGGCAAGTGGAAACTCTCCATACGCACGACTGCCGGACTGAGATACGTGTATGTCACACCGTCGCAGATAGCCGAGCAGGCTAAGTGTCTTGAATTTGTTCATACACCGGGTGATGTTCCGGTGCGAACTACTAAAATCGGCAAAGGCATAGCAGTGGACGCGCAACTTCGCGGTGTCGCTTTCGGCGACTGGCTGCGTGTCGAGAACTACTACCAAGGGTATCTCTCATCACAGAATGTCGAATCATTGGTGGCTGCGACCGGCATCCTGTATCCGGGCTTCCGAGGCAACGCGCTCACTCAGGCGGAAGTCCTCAATATCCTCAATTGGCTGGTGCAGGTCAAAGCACTTTTTGCACGCACTTTCAGCCATTTCTTCCGTCCGGTGGTGTCAGCCGCAGCGACCGAAGCTCCGAACATGCTTGAAACGATGAACAACCAAATACGTGCATTGACCGGCGGCGACGTGACCAAGGAGGAGGTCATCCTGGCCACTGACTGCTGGCGTGCATTGACGGAGTTGGACTGCAAAGCTCGCGATGCCGAGGAGTTGAATGCCGCAATGGCAAAAAATAAGGAATGATATGGATGCTCTCAGTTTTTTCGATGCCGAGAAATATTTCGGCGACATATGCCAAAGCAACATATATGCACAGAAGAATGGTTTTCGGTTCTGCACATGCAGCGGCATTGAGTCCCTTCAAGGGCCACTTGACCGCTTTCGCACGAGCAAGGCATTCTTCTGCCTCGATGACACAAATGACGGCGCGATGTTTCAGGGACGCGGCGGAGGTTGGTATAAACGCAGGACATTCACCGTGTTCATTGTCCGTCGATACAACATCAAGGACGAGGCAGACCGCGCAAAGCAACTCGGCATCTGTCGCACACTTTTCCGCCAAGTAGCATCGAAGTTGCTTGTCGATGCCGATGACAAACAAAACGATCTTGTCTATCTGCATGTAGACAATATCCTGTCGCGCGAACTCGGCCAATATTTCATGTCCGGCTGCACAGGGCTGTACTTTATGGTTGATGTCAGCGAGCCGGTTGACCTTAAATACCGCGAGAACGAATGGCGGAGGTAGAGGATATATCCAAGTATTACGAGGCTTGGACAAGAACACAGCTGGATATATGGCGAGAGAAAATCGAGCGGATGCGCATCGTTCGCACAGGCGCTTTGCACGAAAGTTTCGCCTCACACATCGCGCAGTCGGAGATGTCGGCCACCATCACCATGCGTTTTGCGCAATATGGCATATACCAGGCACTGGGCACAGGCCGAGGTTACACGCCGGGCAATCCTGGCGACCTCGAGTTTCTGGATAAGGATTACCGGCAGACCCACGGTCTCGACAAGCCGCGCAAAGTCGGTCCGGCATGGGGCGGATACAAGACCTCCGGCAAGCCGCGCAAGGCTCGCGATTGGTACTCCAAGAAATTATATATGTCCGTGATGGCAATGGCGGAAGACCTCGCACGCATAGGAGCCGAAAATGCCGCACATGTGGTCTGCGAACAATTGTCCGATGTGCGCAGTGCCGCACATAAGTGATTTGGTCTATATACATGAGTTTTGTGTGTTGTATACTCGGTGGGTGCGTCTTTTTAATAGCCGTACCCACCGAGTATTTTTGTGCCACACACATTTAGATTATGGCAACGACGATTAAAGATTTACTCACGCAGGCTGCTGTTATACGCGATGCAGCAGCCGAAGGCGAAAACACCGCAATGCGTGTCGGCTCAATGTTTGTAGACCTCGTCCAACGGATAGTAGACACATTGTCGGCTGATGCACTGTCTGCGCTCGGGCTGAGAATAACAGCTTCGCCCGAGACTATTACCATTACATACAAAACGGTGGATGCAGGAGGTACGGCAAAAGATGTATCTGTGACACTCCCTGCTGCGACAACCACGACAGCCGGAGTGATGCCATCCGCCTCCATTGCGGCTATAGAGAAAGCGACACAGGACATCCTGTCGTTAGTCAAACGAATTGACGCATCAGACGGCTCTATTAAGGCAGCATCCGATACGGCAAAGGCCGTGTCCGAGGCATTGGCTGCGCATGAGACAGCCGATACGGCCGACCATGCGGCCATACGCAAGGAGGCCTCGGATGCATTGGCAGACGCGGTGACGGCACAGCACGATACGCTGGCGATTAGCGGCGTGGTGGCCTTTGACGGCTTTGTAGGCGATGTCAGCGGTGACGGCGAGAGCGTGCGGTCTGCGCCGATAGTGCGCGACCCCGAGGGCAAGGTGCAGCAGGGTGCCGCCACGGTGCATTACGATACGGGCAACGGCTGCTGGGCAATCAAGCAAGACGGGGCGTATTACGATGCGTGGGACGACGATTATCTGTGGCAGGACGCGCAGCAAGTGCCGTGGGCGGGCAAGGCGTATTACAACGTGCGCGACGGTAAGTTGTACCGATACAGCAGTACGGACTGTCAGTTGCACGAGATCGCGCTGACGCAGCTGCGCGACGATATAGGCATACTGCCGTGCCGAGTGCGGACGGCGGCGCCGCTGATGCCGATGGAGGGTGCGCCAACGGCATCCACTTACACGATATGGTGGTCGCAGACGAGCAAGAAGTTTTTTGCTGCAACCGACTATAACGAGGAGATAATCGGCGAAAGCATAGAGAATTGCGACAGCTACAAGCTCAGCGCCTGTGCCGAGTACACGGATTATTGCACGGTGAGCGGCAGCGGCAGCACGCAGACCGCCACACCGCGGACAGACCGCATATATCGCAGCGGCAACAAGCTGTGGCGGTATGACAAGACGACACAGAAGATGGTGCGGCTGAACGACATCAGCGGCGGCACGTATGACAGCGTACAGCTCACCGGCTACAGCCAAGCCGAGTATTTGGATGCGCAACAGATTGCGGCCGAGTTGGTCAATGCCGATATGCTACAGCTTGACAAAGAAGACGAGACTGCAGGGCTGACCAATACCGTGATTGTGCAAGCGCAGGCACGCGGGATGAGTGTCGATTGGGAGACCTCCTACAAGACCAAGCGCGTGATGACGCTGAAGAATATGCGCGACGAGATGATATATACGGACGAACAGGAGACGCTTGCGCTGGGCGATGACGACAGTCCGCTCAATGTCAGTGGCGTGCGCACTCTTGAGGCCGAGAGCGTCAAGACCCCCACCATTATTCCCGGCAGCGGCAGCGGCGGCATCCTCGAAGTTGACGGCCAACTTGTTACTAAGGGCTGGGGCGTGATAGCCAACGGCGACAGCGATGTCAACGGCCAGCTCGTTGTCAGCGGCGCGGCTTACGCCGATGAATTGCACGCCGACAAGAAGCTGATACTCGACAAGGAGGACGTGGGTGCGATGCTTATCCACATATTCCACGGCATCCGTCAGAGCTTGCCGAGCGACTACACCGCAGCGACACTGCCGCTGACGCCCAAAACGCGCACGGACGGCGTTGCGGACATAATCTATGTGCGCGAGAAGAAGCGTTTTTACGCCTTTTGGGAGGCACAGAAAGCCTATTCGGAGCGCTTTGACGGCGAGGCCGAGTATAACGTCATCGCCAACAACAAGCCGACAACAGCACGCACAGACCGCACGTGGCAGTGGGGTGCCGACACCTACAAATACGACACAGAGGCGTATATCAGTCAGTACAAAGGCAAGGGTAACGATGTCTACGGTGCAGACCTCGTATGCGTCACCGATGCAGGCAAGGCGTTGTTTATCAAGATGTGGCGCGAAGCGATGTATCGACCGATGATGGGCGGCGGTCGTGCAGGCTATATAAACGATAGCGGCACGGTACAAAGTGACTGGTGGGGCGCGTGCGACGACCTCGGCAATTGCTACGTCAAGGACAGCACGAAATTCCAGCTGGATTATGGCGGCTATTTCCCCGAGTGGCACGAGACGCCGGGCTTCTTTATCAACGGCATCACGGGCATCAGCTATGCCGAGGCAAGGCAGATATATGAGATGCGTACCACCTGCCCGTACCCGAGACCGCTTTGCGAAACTAACGCGATGCGCACCAATATGATGTGCGATTATGTAGCCTATTCCGGTGGCGGTCAGGATGGTCGAGGAATCAACACGATGAACGCATTTTCGTCCAACGATGTGCAGGTGGTACGCGTGGCAGGAGGATTGCGCGGGCAACGCCCTACTGGGGCTTGCTGGATTAGAGGGCAGCTCAGCTTTTATAATGCTGACAGCCTCGAAGAGATTATCGGCGCGGTGCAAGTCGGTACGCTGGGCGACACGGCTTTCAATAGTATCTTTTCGCCATTCAGGAGCAAGCTGAATTACCTGTGGATTATGGACTTATCCGTATCGTTGACCAAGACATTCGCAATGGCTTCGAATATCAACGTCGATTGCTTACGCTACCTTGTCGAAAAGAGCAAAGCTACTGCGGCCAAGCCCATAAGCATAACACTGCACGCTGATGTGTTCGCGGCGCTGCCCGAGGACATCCTGACGCTGGCCGAAACCAAATATGTAACATTCGTAAGTGCATAATGTGTAAAGAAATCCCGAAATCCTTTGCACGTCAGACAAACATATAAAACAGCTTGATATATGATACAATACAACAACCACCGAATAATGTCCGACAGCGGCAAATACGTGCGCCGCATCGCGGACGGCCTCACGGCCAAAGCCATAGCCGCAATGACGTACAACGCGGACGATTACGAAGAAGTAGACGAGCTGCCAGTAACCATAGACGAGTCGGCCTACAAAGAGCGTGTAGAGCGGCTTATACGCGAGCGTTACAGCGTTGCCGATGAGTTGGCGTTGTTGCGTCAGCGCGAGGCCAAGCCGCAGGAGTTCGCCGAGTACAACGCGTTTGCCGAGCAGTGCAAGGTGCAGGCCAAGACGGAAATCGCAGCCGAGGCACAAGCAGCCAACGAGACGGGCGGAAACTAAAATATTAACAGCAAAAAGCAGAAATTATGAGCAAGATTAAAATCGGAGAGACATTGCGCCGCAGCGTGCGCATAGACAACAGCGCAGACGCCACAGCGCAGTACGGCATCAGTGCCGTAGCCAATATCGAGGGAGAGACCATCACGACCTTCGCCGAGGGCGAAGTCAAAAGCGGCGGTGCGGTGGTGGCACGCTGGTCGCGTTACCGCGAAGACACATTGACCATACGTTACGCCGTAGCAGACGGTCGCGAGAATATTTTGGCCGCGATAGAGGCGTTCTGTGCAGATGCACAGGCCGCCGTGAGCGCCTAAGAAAGGAGGACGATATGACCATTACACACATTTTCCGCTGGGCGTTTGCCGGGCTGGGCGCCGCGCTCGCCATCCTCGAGCCGACACTGCCGTATCTGCTCATTTGTACATTAGTGATTTTCGCCGATTGTTACACTGCGTGGAGCCTCAGTCGCAGAGCGGCCAAGGCGCATCCGGATAAGGTAACCAAGGACGGCCACAAGTTCCAGTCGCATCATTTCGGGCATGTGCTGCTGACGTTGATAAAGAGCTACGCGTTGATTATCATGGCCTATTTGATAAGCCGACACATTACCGACGGCATACCCATAGACCTGACCAAAGTAGCCGCAGGGGCTATATGCTTTTGGCAGATTTGGAGCATTTTGGAAAACGAGAGCAGCTGCAACGGCGCGCGTTGGGCAAAGGTCGCCCAGAAGATACTCGTGGACAAGACCAGCCGACACTTCGACATCGATTTGTCGGGGATAGGCGCGAGCAAGACACACAGACCAACCGATAAAGAAGACAAATAAAAAAAGCCGCTCGCAAGCGGCTCTATGTCCCCCCAAGAAAGGAGGGCGATGTTTTATGTAGCAAAGTTAATCAATAAATCTGACATACAATGATAGTACTGATAGATAACGGCCACGGAGTGGACACCCCCGGTAAGCGCAGCCCCGACGGACGACTGCGCGAGTATGCCTGGGCGAGAGAGACGGCTCAGCGCATAGCCATAGCGTTGCAGCGTGAGGGCATAGACGCACGGATGCTCGTGCCGGAATTGACCGACATCCCCCTGCGCGAGCGCACGCGCCGCGCCAACGCCGTCTGC